TGCGGTATCGTCAGGGGAACTTTGTGCAGATACCGACGGACGATTGGGAAGAAGACACGGGAGATTTGAAGGTGGTTTCATATTATGGGTAATGTGTACAAACAAGGCATTGGTCGTGTTGTTTACAAACTTCAAGACGGAGGGTCCCCTCCTGAAGATCCTAATAAGAGGAGGAACCTTCCCTCGGTTATAAAGAAAACAGGAAGTTTTCTTGGAAAAGCAGGAAGAGTTCTATCTCCTATTTCTACTGTATTGGATATCTTGGAACCAACTAAAGTAGCGGATGCGACATTGCCCCAAGAAGTGCGAACTCTTCAAGATACAAAAGACAACCGATTACAGAGAGCTAAAGAGATGGGTTTTGACGTTGATAAAGTTTATTATCATGGGTCGGGGCGAATAGATCGTATTTTAGAAAAAGACATGTTTGACAAAAAAAGAGCAACGTCAGGTCCTATGGCTTTTTTTACTGAAAACCCCGAAATAGCGTCAGGATATGCGAAAGGAAAACAAGATACGTCACGTATGTTGGAAGATGGTGATTATAGAAATTGGTTTAAAATAAAAGAAGGAAGAGGAAAAGCTAAAAATTTAGATAATGTTTTTTGGAATTTATCGGAACAAGAAAAAACTGATTTATCTAAAAATTTAAAAAATCTTAGCATAAAAGAAGGGTTGGGAGGGGAAGATCATTGGAATTACACTTTTAAAACTGACGGAAAACGTGACCCCATTAAAACAGCAAAAGAGCTTTGGCTTTCTAGCGGTCATTTATATGACAGAGAAGAAGAATTTATAGACGTTTTAAAAAAAGCAGGGTTAAAAAAAGAAATAGAATATAATTCTCCTTTTCTAAGAAGAGAAGGAATTATTCCTGTTTATAGTAAAGTAAAAAACCCATTAGACACGACTAATGAAAAAGCGTTAAAAGAAGTTCTTTCTCGTTTAGAAGAGGTGGGAAAGCGTAAAAGATATAAAACAGGAAGGGGTACGGGTGTCGATAATTGGGATAAAAGTTCGATTGGCATAAGGGAATTTGCAGACAGGTTAAGGGACGATATTAAAGAAGGAACGAGTCATTCGTGGACGAGTATTCCTGAGGAGGTGACTTTTGAGTTAAAGGACTTTTTTGGTTATGATGGCATAAAGGACAGAGGGGGGAAATATAATCCAGACAATCCTCAACATGAAGTTTTAATACCTTTTGAACCAGAACAAGTTCGTTCTATCTTTGCTCGCTTTGACCCTGAAAAAACAGACGAGCCTTATCTTGGTATGAAAGACGGAGGACTTGTCTACAAACAAGGCATTGGAACCTTGGCCCGTAAGCTTCAAGACGGGGGCGAAGCAAAGCCTGTTTATGAATATGGGTACACGCCTACCCAATTAAAGAACCTTCCTATACGGAATTTTACAGAACTTTTTTTCCCTGTTCGCAGAGAAATACTTGAAGAGGAAAATGTTTCGGAAATTAAGGGTTTAACGAGAACAGACCATCCTAATATTTTCATAGACCAACAAGGAAAACAGGTTATTTCTCCTCCGGGCTATAACCCTGAAACGGGAGAAGGGGCTGAGTTTATATATGATATTAACAATCCGAATCAAGGGACGCTTCGTTTTATTAAACCCCCCGTTTATGGTAAAGCGGAAGTAGGGGCGAAGTACATGCCAATCGCACAAATTCTTAAGAACGTTCCTGCAGGAGCAAAGAAGACAGGGCAGTATATATATGATTTTCTTTCTGACCCTGAAACACGGACAAAAGCTGGGGAAAATGTTACTAAGGTTTTAGGATCTATTGATAAGAAAGCAGAAGCAATTTTGTACGGACAAGGAGATCTTTGGAACAATCCGAGTGCAGATTACATTGAATATGAAGATGGGACTAGAGTAGGAAAGGATGATGTGGCTAAGTTAATGCTTAATTTGTCCTTAATAGGAGGGGCTGGAACAGCTAAAGCTGATTTGGGCGATACTACTTTTTATTCTTTTATCGGAGGCAGATTTCTAAGCAATGTCCCTGACAACATGAAGGTTGATAATACAACGGGTAAGAAACTTAAGGCTAATTTAAATGAGACTAGGATTGAGTCTAACCGTATCAACAATCTTTCGAGATCACAGATCACAAAAGAATTAAGAAACCTTGGTTTTAAAAGCCAAAAAAGTATTTCTCCTGCTTTACAGAGAAAACTTTTAGAGGAATATAAAATCAGGAAAACTTATGGCTGGCACATTGGCCCAGATAATAAAATAAGATATGAAGTGTCTGATCAAAATGTAAGGTTGGACAAGAGGGCAGCAAACCTCTTAGTGAAAAACCCCGGAGATTACGTAAAGACTGAAGACATTTTTAAGGGAACACCTGTTTTTAAGATGTACCCTGACCTGAAAGGAACAAAGGTTACTTATGACCCTAACTTGCCAACTTTTGGTCAATACGTCACAGAAGGAGGTAGTAAGACTATATCCGTGGCTATTAACCCTAACAAACACCCCGAAACCTTTAAAAACATACTTATACATGAAGTAGGGCATGACGTGCAGGATCATATGTTATTTGCTTCGGGTGGAAACAGAAACATTGCAAGCGATCTTAATGAACGTCTAGGGGCTATTCGAGAAAGTATAAATACATTGGAGGTAAGATCCAGTCTTGGTACTTTAGGGCCACAAGACAGAAGCACTCTCGCACGGTTAACGGCAGACGAAGGGGTACTTAATGGTGTGTTGAAAAACTGGAAAGGTTTAAACTTAGAATTAAAACAAGCTTTTGCAATAGAAAATACTGGTCTAAACTTTAGTTCTAAAAACGCTAAAATAAACGACTTAAAAAACAAGATTGATTTAGAAGAAACAAACCTATATAGGGCACTTTCCGGAGAGGTATATTCGCGTTTAGATCAAAGGAGAGCGGGTTTAAGCCCAAAAGAGCGTCGTAAGCTTTCCCCTGAGATCCCTATAAATCAAATACGTATACAGGAGCTTAGAGATCAAGGTTACGAGGTAGAGGACCTTTCCTTTGATGCAAACCCAAACAAAAAAATAAACCTTATAGTTCGTCCTCGTGATGGAAGTAATTCTCTCCCTCCGCATGTTAGAAAGTTAAAAAAGGAAATAGAAGATACGGCTAAGGTAGAGCGTATTGCTATGAACAGAAGAACACCTTTGGATGAAGAACAGGATAGAGTTAGAAAGGAATTAGATGCTCTGACTAAGGAGTATTACGATTTTGGTGTTGATGTAAGTAGTGAAGTAAACAAAGAAAAAAAACGATTAATAGAAGAACTAAAAAAAGTTATACGGGTTGGAGAAACTATAAATCTTCCTAGAGATAGAACAAAAGGTTTAGGGCGGGACAAGGAGAACTTGTCCACGGATATGTTTTCTGCAGACACTCCTTTGGATGACGTTATCATTAAAGAGCCATATTTTAACTCATATAGATATCAGGCAATGGACGGATCTTCAAACATTGATAAACAAACCCTTATTAAAGATCAGCAAAAAAGAGCAGAAGCTAATGTATCTCTTTACAAAGAACGAGAGGAAATAGGGAAGCGAAGCGGGTTGCAAAAAAACGCTAAAGAAATTCAAAAAGCAAAGGACGAAAATGCGCTTGGTCCGTTAGCCGCTCTTTTAAGGAAACGCAACGAAATTATTAAAAAAGACTATCCTCCTACTGTTTTTACAGAAGATAATTTTCCTATGCTTCCTTTGTATCAAAGAGCGCAAAATGCCCTTGATAGAATAAAAAGAGGAAAAATAATAGACACAGGGGTAGACCAACTTAATGAAAATAAAAGCACGTTATCTTTAAAAAGTGGACAAAAAGTAGATGCAAGATTAGATATACCTTCTTATGAAAGACAAGGAACGTGGGTTCCAGCGATTCATCCGCAAAAAAGAGAACCTTTTCCTGTGGGTTATCCTAGAACAACCCAATTAAGAAATGTTGATTTTGTACAAGAAGGGTCAAGTAGGAAAAAAGCGTTAGAGGTTGCTTCTGGTACGAAGAGCAAGAGTCCCTTTGCAACTATGACGGGAAACTGGGTTAATCACGATAGCGCAGACCTTTATAGACAAGCAAAAAAATTTCTTAACGACCCAGATTGGACGCAAATTGGGTATAATCCAAAACGTGCTTCTTATTTTTACAACACTAAAACCTTAGAGCCTGTTAAAAACGCAGAGGAAGTAATACAAATAGGGCAACTCGTTTTAGCAAAAAATGTCAAGTATGGTAAGGACATTGCAAAAGATTTTAATCGTGGTGGGGTTGTTTCACGTGAAACACGGCCCACGGTTTTTTCTACAGGAATACCAACAGCATTAAGGAGGGAAACTAATGCAAAATTTTAATGAGAAGTTACAAGAAAACTTTCCAGAAGTCTGGGAAGAAGGGCTCTTAACAGCCGATGGTTTTGAAGATGCTTTCGTAGGCGTGGGAAGGCAATTTACTAAACCTGTAGCGGTTTATGATAGAGAGAAGTGTATTGAGGTGCTTGTAGCAAGAGACGGTATGAGTATGGAGGAAGCCGAGGAATATTTTGAATATAACGTCCAAGGAGCGTATGTCGGGGAGGACACACCTATTTTTATGGAAAAGTTCCCTAATTGATGTATAGTAGTTTTTTATTGGAGGTGGTATGGCAGAAGAACCTGAAGAAATAGAAGAAATCATAGAGAGTGCAGCATCGCTCATGGACCGTGTTCCAGAGGGTGCGGGTCTTGAAGAAATGGTATCTATCGAGCTACCGGAAGAAACGGATATGATTTCTTCGGACATATTTGAAATTATTCCAGAGGACGATGGTGCGGTTGTTGTTGATTTTGATCCGACAGCCGAATTTGGACCTCCTGAAGATTTTTACACTAACCTTTCGGAAAACATAGATGATAGTGGTCTTGGTTCTATTTCAAGTCAGTTGATGGAAGAGTATGAAAGTAATAAGGCTTCTAGAGGAGATTGGGAGGAAGCTTATTCTAAAGGACTAGAGCTTTTAGGGTTTAACTATGAAGAACGCACAGAACCATTTGCAGGAGCAACAGGCGTAACGCACCCCCTCCTAGCCGAAGCTGCCACTCAGTTTCAGGCTCAAGCGTTTAACGAATTGCTTCCTGCAAGTGGCCCCGTCCGTACAGATGTGATGGGGTCTGTTACTAAAGAGAAGGAGGATCAAGCACAACGTGTACGTCAGTTTATGAATTATTACATAACCAGCGTAATGGAAGAGTACACACCAGAACTTGATCAAATGCTGTTTTACCTTCCACTGGCGGGTTCTACCTTTAAGAAAGTATACTACGATTCAGGTTTGAGCCGTGCCGTTAGTAAGTTTGTACCTGCGGAGAACCTTGTTGTGCCTTATGAGGCAAATGATTTAGAAACGTGTCCAAACATTACGCATGTTGTGCGTATGTCTATGAATGATTTGAGAAAAAAACAGATTGCAGGGTTCTACAGAGATATAGATGTTTTACCGAGTCAGTCCCAATCGAACAGCGTTATAGAAGAAATAGACAAGATAGACGGTGTTTCTGCTTCAAATGTGGACTATGACTGTACCTTGTTAGAGTGTCATGTTGATTTAGACCTTGTCGGGTATGAGGACAAGGATGCGGATGGCGAAGAAACAGGAATTAGGCTTCCTTATATTGTGACAATCAGTCAAGATAACGGAAAAATACTGTCTATTCGTAGAAATTACGAAGAAAACGACCCTACCTACAAAAAAACACAGTATTTTGTGCATTATAAGTTCCTTCCGGGTTTTGGTTTCTACGGATTAGGTCTAATTCACACGATTGGAGGGCTTTCTCGCACAGCAACCGCCGCTTTACGGCAATTAATTGACGCAGGAACGCTGTCCAACCTCCCAGCAGGGTTCAAAGCGCGTGGATTACGCATAAGAGATGACGAGAGTCCTCTACAACCCGGAGAATTTAGGGATGTTGATGCTCCGGGGGGCGCAATTCGTGATTCCTTGATGCCTTTACCGTTTAAAGGTCCTGACCCGACTTTATTTCAACTTTTAGGGTTTGTTGTCCAAGCTGGACAGCGTTTTGCTACGATTACAGACTTAAAAGTAGGCGATGGCAATCAATCGGCGGCTGTTGGGACGACAATTGCTATGATGGAACAAGGTTCCAGAGTAATGTCGGCGGTCCACAAACGCCTTCATTATGCAATGCGGATAGAGTTTAAGCTTTTGTCTCAAGTCATGGCGGATTATCTTCCTCAAGAGTATCCCTACACGGTGCAGGGTGGGGACCAGATGGTCTTTGCCAAGGATTTTGATGATAGAGTAGACGTTGTCCCTATTTCTGATCCTAACATATTCTCTCAAGCACAAAGAATTACGCTTGCACAGACTGAGATACAGCTTGCTATGCAAGCTCCTGAAATTCATAATATGTACGAAGTGTATAGAAGAATGTACGAAGCCTTGAATGTTAGGGACGTAGATAAGATACTGCTTCCTCCAAGCACTACCGAGGAAGTTCCAAAGGACGCGGCACAGGAAAACATAGACACTTTTTCTGGAACGCCCCTTACCGCTTTTGAGGAACAAGATCATCAAGCACATATTATGGCGCACATGGTTTTTGGTGCTTCTCCTATGGTTGCCCAGATTCCTCGTATTGCAATGGATCTTCAAAAACACATTATGCAGCATGTTCAAATTCAAGCGACAGAACAAGCAAAAGAAGTTTATCAACAACAAACAAACTCTGCCCCTCAAATGCAAGGAGATCTTGTTTTTGAAGCTTTGAAATCGCAGTTTATTGCGGAAGGAATGCAAGGGTTAAAAGCAATTAATGCTCAAGTGACAGGTGCAGATCAACAACCGCCTGATCCCGTTGTGGCTTTGAAACAACAAGAACTTCAACTTAGGGCGCAAAAGGATCAAGCGGATAACGCCCTTGATCAAGCGGAGCTTAACTTAGATACGCAAAAGGTAGCACGTAAAGCACAAGAATTTGATTTACGGCAACAAGCTCAAATGAACCAAACCCAGCTTAAGATACAAGCTGCTATGCAACGTGAACAACTAAGACAACAACAGAAAAGAGGCTAATATGTCTAGAGTAAAATACACAGGAAATAAACCATCAAATCCATCAAAACCAATGCCTTATTCCGATATTAAAGGACAAGGCAAAATGCCTTATTCTCAAGCGGTTGAGTCTGACGGTCCTAACACAATGGATGGTATTGTTACAAAAGGTCAATCCAGAGGCATGGGCGGGGCTTTACGTGGTGGCAAATTTACTATTTGTTAAATGCCTTTAAAGAGGTAAAAAGAGAAAGAAAACATGATGCTCATAGCAAGTTTCTCTCAATATATCCAAGGGGCAACCAATGCAAAATTGGACTTGACTGGGACGGGCGCAACTGTTCTGTACACAGCCCCCACTAATGTCTCTTTTTCGATTGTAAATTCCATCCTTGTTTCTGAGGATTCTGGCAATGCCGATACTCTCACCCTTACATTAACAAATGGGTCCGATGTGTTTAGTTTGTTCAAAGTTGCGGCGGTTGGGGCAAATGGCACAGTTGAGCTTTTAACTAGAGATTTAGTGCTACAACCCACAGAAGTTTTAAAGGCAACAGCCGCTACAGGCGGTAGATTGCATGTTGTGGCAAGCGTACAAGAGTTTGTACAGTCTGTTTCAGGAAGGGTTCCTTAATGGTTTCTGACATTGAAAAGTTAATGAAAAAAGCTTATTCACAAAAGAAGAAGCTAAAGAAGCAAGAAGAGAAAATAGAAGACCAGACTAGAAAGATTAGAGATCAACTAAATAAGATAAACTTAGATGGAAAGTTAGAGTATTTTAAATGAATGAGAATATACCTGACAAAGAAGTCTACCAGTCTAATCGCAGGTATATGTGTTGGTGTTTATTACTTGCAATGTTAGCAACGACTATAGCTACTCTTTTGTATCCAGAACGTATGGCAGAAGCAGAGAGTATTATAATGACGCAATACCTTGCGATGTCAGGGGTCGTAGGAGCTTACTTTGGTTTTACAAGCAACAGGAAAAAGTAATGGCTGTTAAGAAAAAAAGCACTGTAAACAAAGCAGGTAATTATACTAAACCTACTATGCGTAAACGATTGTTTAATAAAATTAAGTCAGGAACCAAGGGTGGTAAGGCAGGGCAATGGTCTGCTCGCAAAGCACAACTGCTTGCTTCTAGTTACAAGAAAGCAGGGGGTGGGTATCGTGGCTAAAGCTAAATCGCAAAAGAGTTTAAGTAAGTGGACTAAGCAAAAGTGGGGAACTAAATCTGGAAAGCCTTCTGCTAAAACAGGAGAAAGATATCTTCCAGCTAGTGCCCTCAAATCTTTATCATCCAAAGAGTATGCGGCAACCACAAGAAAAAAGCGTGAAGACACAAAGAAGGGCAAGCAGTTTAG